ACCTCACGGAAATCGAGCGCGACATGCTCGGCCGGTTTCCGGCCAAAGTCGAGGTCGGGCCGTTCCCCGAACTCGACGACGCGGCCCACCACGCGGCCGAGTCCGCTTTCATGCACGGTCTAGGCATGCCCCAGCTCGTGGGGGAATTTCTGGTCAAGCGCATCGGCGATCTCGTCGTCAGTGCCGTCGACGAGGCCGCGGCCATCGTCGGCCAGCCTGAAGCACTCTGGATCAACGGCGCGAAGCGGCAAGCTCTTCAATTCTATTTCGCGCGCCTCAGGGCCTTGCACACATCGTCAATCGGGGGAGGCCGCGCATGAGCGTCCCTCTCGACAAGACGGCCGCGACCTGGATCGCGAAACTCCCCGCCTCAAAGGAGTCGGGCATCGCCGAAGGCTTCGACGGCCGGGCGTGGCTGGCCGGCTATTTCGAAGCCTCGGCAATCGACCGTGCCAACGGCGTGTATCTCGACCTCGGCGGCTTCATGGCCGGCGGGGACCGTACGCCCGACGATCTCTGGGGGTACGTCGTCGATCGCGGCATGGCGATGCTGCTCGCTTGGGCTTCGACCATGACGAGCTGCGGCTGTGACGCGGAGCCATGGGCGAAGGACGCCGCGGACAAGGCGGCGGTCGTGTACCGGCAGCGGGTGGAAGAGTTGCTGGCGACCGCGGACGCGGGAGGGTCGGCATGAACGCCTCCCGCGCCGATCGGCGGCGCTTGGCTCGGCTGCAGGAAGCTGTGGACGTCATCGTCGAGGGCGACCGCCGCTTCTTCGCCCGTCACCACGATCGCAACCATCGGCTAAGGCTCGCGGCCCGCGCCGAGGTCGAACTGCTCCGGCACGTCCATGGCGCCGAGGACGTCGAGCTGCCGGCTGGCGAGCGCTTCTATGTCGTGGTCCGCCAGATCGCGCCGGGATGTCAGGTCCGGCACTTCGCGCCGAACGTCGAGGGCATCGATTGCGACGTCCCCGAAAGCTACGCAGCGGCGCTGTTCGACCATCTCGCGCCAGCCGGAAGCCCGGCAGCCGACGCCGAGACGATCGTGCGGACGCTGGCGAAGAACGTCGCGAGGCGCGCGTGAACCCCTTAGATCACGCCCTCGACTATGCAGCCCGCGGTCTGCCGGTCTTTCCGTGCAATCCGACGCCGACGAAGCCGAAAGCCAAGACGCCTCTGACGCCCCACGGGTTCAAGGATGCCACCACGAACCCGAACCAGATCCGGGCATGGTGGCAGCAATGGCCCACGGCTCTAATCGGCGGCGCCATGGGGTCGGCATCCGGCCTGTTCGCGGTCGACCCCGACGTGCCGAAGGAGCCAGGTGACGCCGACGGGCTCGCGGCATGGAACGCCCTTGCGGAACAGCATGGCGGGATACCGCCGACGCATTCGCATGAGACGCCGAGCGGCGGACGGCACGTCCTATTCGCCTATCCCGAAGGGCTCCGCATCACGAACAAGGAAGGCGCCCTGAAGGGGACCGGCATCAACGTGCGGGGCGATGGCGGCTATGTCATCATGGCGCCGAGCCAAATGGCCGATGGCCGGGTCTATCGCGTGGCTGACGAGTTTGACTTCTGGCAGTTCGCGCCCGCCCCCGGATGGCTGCTGGACATGATCACAGCGGAGCCGGAGAAGACGGAAGAACCCCGACCGGACCCTGAACAGAAGTCTGAAGATCGCGGGAGGCGGACCGGCTCGGCCATCGAGCGCTACGTCGCGGCGGCGGTCGAGAAGGAGTGCGAGATCGTCGCACGATGCGGTCGCGGCGGCCGGAACAACCAGCTCAACATCTCGGCCTTCAATCTCGGCACGCTAGTGGGCGCCAACGTGCTCGGTTCAGCGGAGGCCGTGCGACGGCTCTACGCCGCGGCCGGGGCGTCCGGGCTGGTCAAGAGCGACGGCAAGGCCAGCGTGGACGCCACCATCGAGAGCGGGCTCACGGATGGCGCTGCGAAGCCGCGCGACATGTCGAAGATCGGCGATCGATCGCGCCAGTCCGGCTCGGCAAAACAGTCACCTCGTTCCGATGATGCCGAGCCAGGCCGGGGCGACAATGTCGGGTTGGTCACCGAGGACGAGGGCGCGATCCTCTTCGCCGAGCGGCACCAAGGCCAGCTTCGGTTCTGTCACGATCACGGCGCTTGGTTCGAATGGACGGGCTCGATATGGAAGCGAAACGGGACCGCACGCGCCTTCCACTTCGCTCGCGAGCTGGCGCGGCAGATGGCGGAGAGCCAGGACCGCAAGACAGAGGTGACAGCCAGAAAGGCGTCATTCGCGGGGGCGGTCGAACGGTTCGCGCGCGCGGACCCTGTGTTCGCAGTCACGGCCGAGACCTGGGATCGCGACCCATGGCTTTTAGGCACGCCGGGCGGGACCGTCGATCTCAGGACCGGGCTTCTTCGGCTTGCGAAGCCCGAGGACGGCATTACCAAGACCACGGCTAGGACGCCCACCGACACGGCGCAATGCCCCCTGTGGCTCAAGTTCCTGGCCGAGGCCACGAACCACGACGTCGAGATGGTGAGGTTCCTGCAGCTCTGGGCAGGCTATAGCCTGACTGGTGACACGCGGGAGCACGCCCTCGTCTTCGTGTTCGGCCCCGGTGGGAACGGCAAATCGGTCGCGGTCAACGTCCAGGTCGGCATCATGGGCGACTATGCCACGACAGCCGCCATGGACGTGTTCATCGCCTCGTCCGGCGACAAGCATCCGACCGACCTTGCGATGCTGCGCGGCGCGCGCCTGGTCACGGCATCCGAGACAGAGGAAGGGCGGCAGTGGGCGGAGAGCCGCATCAAGCAACTCACGGGTGGCGATCGGATCACTGCTCGTTTCATGCGCCAGGACTTCTTCACGTTCCTCCCGAGCTTCAAACTTCAGATTATCGGCAACCACAAACCGGGCCTCCGGAACGTCGATGATGCGGCCCGCCGTCGCTTCAACTTGGTGCCGTTCATTCACACGCCTGCGGCGCCTGATCGGCAGCTTGAGGAGAAGCTGAAGGCCGAGTGGGCCGGCATCCTGCGATGGGCGATCGACGGGTGCATGGCATGGCAGCGTGACGGGCTGGTGCGGCCTGCCAGCATCAAGGCGGCGACAGAGGCATACTTCGCCGATCAGGACACCTTCGGCGCTTGGCTCGAAGAGGATTGCGAGGTCGAACCCGGCAACCGGTGGAAGAGCGAGACATCAGCCAACCTCTTCTCTGCTTGGAGCCGGTACGCGAAGGCTGCCAACGAAGCCGCCATGACACGGAAGGCCTTCTCCGAACGAATGCAGCGCGCCGGTTTCGAGGTCCACCGCGGCACCGGCGGCGTGCGCAGCTATCAGGGCATCCGGCTTCATCCGTCCGCTCGGATGGAGGCTCACGCCGATGCTGCCTGACCGCCAAGTGACGCGAGTGACGCGTAGTGACGTGTTTTCCTGTTCCACCCACACACGCGTAGGCGCGCACACACATGTGAGAGGTAATGCAAAGTGACGTCACTATGCGTCACTCACCCCGACCCTATGGGTCGGTCAACCGTCAGCCCGAAAAATCCTGAGGTTCTTCCCGGCCACCCTCCTGATGGGGGTATAGCGCCACCCCGATTTGTCTGTAGGTTTGGTGTTCCAAAACCCGGTAACAAAGCATAGGTAACAGCATGGCAGGTAACATATCGAAGGCCGAACTATTCGTGTCGCAAGCGCAATTCGCGCGCCTTCACGGAGTTTCGCGGAAGACGGTCACCCTCTGGAAACACAGAGGTTACGTGCTGATGACGACCGGCGGTCAAGTCGATGTGGCTACATCGAACAAGATGCTACGGGGCCGACCCGAATGTTACCGCGGCGGGATGACTCATCATGTATCTGGATAACTGGTGTCCGCATCGACTTGTCCGCATGTCCGCAACAAAGGCCCGGTGACTATGCCGATCCCGATCTTCCCTCATAATCCGTCCCAAAGTCTCGACGCGCGCCGCGCCGCCCTCGCCTTCGACTTGAGGGTGGCGGCCTCTCGCATCCAGCGCGCCCGCGCCATGCCGCCGGGCCTCGATCGGGCACGGGAGATCGGCGCCGCAGCCGAACACCATCGGGCAATTCAGGCCGCGCTCGACGTGCTCGGAAGGCGCCGCGCCCGTGGGTGACACGCCCGGCCTCCGACCTCGACAAGGTCCCGTCCATGCCTGCATCTGACCCGACCCTGGCCCGCCTCGTTGATGACGCCGTTTGCGCCGATGCCGCGCTGCGGGCGTACTTGGTTCGTGTGTCCGACGAAGCGGGGATGGTCCCACTAAAAACGGCGGCCGCCGCATGGAACATCACCGAGGCTGCCGCCCTGATGAGGGTTCGCCGCAACCCAGCTCTTGGGTTGAAAAAAGGAGGACGCTGGTTTGTGTGGCGTTCCGCGCTCTATCGTTAGGATTTGGCACCCGTTTTGTTAGGTTTAAGCTCGTGACGTTGTCCGTATCCCGTGCGACTATATTGACGGCGGGACACCTTCGCCGGCGACGCGGCCCGTCGAAGAGCAGCAACCGGACCTCCGAGCCCCGCTGGATCGGGTTACTCAGCCAATCGGTTAAGGTCCGGGCGGCCGTGAATGTTTGTGAGGACGCATGGGGTTGCTGGGCAAGTTCACGATGCTGCGGGCCGAAACCACGCCGCTCGACGCCCTCGACGCCGAGGTGGGCCGACTGGAAGCGGCTCGCGCGGCGGCCGACTCCGAGGCGCTGCGCCTGGAGAGCCTCCGTCCGGATGTATTGCTTACCGGATCGAACGCCGAGTTGGCGACCCACGACGATGCCGCCGGTCGTTGCCGCCGCGAGGTCGAACAGGCCACGGCCCGCCTCGACGCGCTGGCGAGCGAGCGGACCGTGCGGGCCAGCCTCGACGCCGAGCAGCGCACCGCGGTCGAGCGCAAGGCGCGGCATGAAGTTGGCGTGAAGGCCCAAGCCGAGGAACGCCGGTTGCTCCGCGCCTATGAGCCGGCTGCCGCTAAGCTGGCCGATATCCTGCGGGGCATCGCCACCGCTCGTGAGACCATGGACCGGGCGAACGACCATCTCCCGGCGGGCGCGAAACTGGAAACCGCCGAGCCGTCCAACGCCGTCGCGGCGGTGCCGGAACAGCGATTCGGGCTGACCGAGATGTGGTTCGCGGCCACGGGCGAACCTCTCGGCCCGTCCCGCCCGTCCGGTATAGCGGGCGCCTTCAAGCGTGCGGTGCGAGGTTTCGGCTACGGCTCGCCGATCCCTGGCACAGGCCGCCCTGGCCAGCCGCATCAACCCTTCGTCTCCCGCATCGCACTGCCGCGCTCGGCCGACATCGACGACGGCTTCCTCTGGCGCGGGGACGAGACGAAGCCCCAGCCCCTCACGGCCGATGAACTGGCCATCCTTCGTTTCCATGGACTCCGCACATGAGCCTCGACCCGTTGAACCTGTATTCCCGGACCGAGATCGCGGCCGGCGCTGCGCATTTCCGCCACGTCCAGCTC